CTACTTGAATAGTGTTGCCGACCGGCTTGCAGCCGGCGGCCAGTGCCAAGTATGTTTCGACTACGGTGCCCTCGATGCAATGCCGGCAGTAAATGAACTGGCCTTAATTATTGATGGCGGCCTACAAATTGTGCCGCCCGACATAGATTTTACGTGTCCCGATAGTGAATATTTTCTTGAGAATCCTGTTATTACAACGGTGATACCTAATCTTTTTTATACACTTGTAGAGTCTATTCAGATGTATATGGGATCTTCTATCGAAGCCTCCCGTACAGCAATGCTGCAGCCAGTGGTAACAAACCAGATAAATTCGGAACTCTCCGGCGCCTTCGCCGCGGCCGGCGTCACGATGGAAGAGGTTGATTTTAACCCGGAAGTGCTTAATAAGGTCACCGAGGTCTTCGACGATATCGGTGACGTCCTCTCTCAGATGGACGACCCCGCGCTTTGCCCCGACCTTGATTTGTCTGCTCTCCCGGATGTGGGCACGATTTTAAGTGTTATCAGTGATGTCATCATCATGATGCAAAACGTTGCGCCCGAGATCGAAGGAGCCATGAACGAAGTAGCTGATAAGGTCAACGCCATTCAGGCCAACTCAGGCAGCGCTGCAGGTAATGCTCCATATGTTCAGTATCGTTTTAACCAAGAGTATAAAGATAGATTTCGGTATGCCATTGATCCTATTGATTTTGGTCAATCAACATCCACCGTATATGAGGGATACCCCGCGACAACCCTCGCCCCAGACGATGCACAGGCCTTCCTCCAGCCCGCGGCCGTGCGATTGAATGAGCGAGGCTACAACATCGCCCGCGCGTCAATGTCTCTCTCGGGAGACAAATCCCAGGGTAACTATATAGTATTTAATTTTGATTTGGACGCAGCCGAATCTCCGGAGGTCGCCGTTTATTTTCCGGATTATGCCACCTCATCGCCCACAGAGGAATATATAAAGATTCTAGTCACAGACAATCAAATGCTTTATGGTGATCTTGGTGTAACATTTGATGGGTCTTACAATCTAACGAATCCTGAGTATCTAGAATTAACAACAGAACTTCCTAACCCTAGCTATATAACACGAAACATTAATCCTTTTATTTCACGGCTCGTCGATGCGATCCCGCCGGAAGCTTCTAGCGCTGGCACCCCAACGCCAGTGGAGTCAACTCTGGGCCTGTCGTCCGATCCAGCAGTCGCCCCGCATCTTGATGCGGCCGGCATTTTATATCCCCAAGCTTTCCTTGGGGCCACACAACGAATGTTTAATTATATTCTCAACAAGGGCGCCTTTAGTGAATATAAATTGAGCCGCTTAAACTTCTTTAAAGATAACGCCAACTGTAATCCGGGGAACATTGGTGACCTAACGGATGCTGATGGTATCATCGATCAAATGCAGCAAGAAATGGCGGCTAGCGCCTGTGATAAAGACACCACCGTCCAAGAAAAAATTAAAAGAGTAGTAAGATACGGTGTTATCAATCTTTTAATACAGTCTTATGTTGTTGAGTTTATTGTCAGTAATATAATTGTTTTTTCTGCTTTTAATATGGAGGATCTCTTTAATAGCAAATATGGATTTAAATCCTTTATGATAGACGGAGTGACAGAGTCCCTAGTTGCAATGATAAATCGGATGGAGCCTTCCTTGACACCGCCTTTGTTTGGCTCGGACGAAAAAACTCTCAGTGGAATCGTTCAGACATATTTGCTAGCTCGCCTCGGCCGTCTTGAAACCGTCGGCCTGGTTTCTACAGATGGCCTTATCAACTTCGATAGTGAGGAAGATTTGCGTACTGCACCACTGAGTGACCTAGTTAAGTTTTTGGTTGACGAGAGGGTGAATCATGTGTGGGCTACCGGGAATCGCTCTACGATTAAAGCTATTAACAATATTGTTGATCCTACCAACTCCCGTCCCTCTCTGGAAGATATTTATCTCGACCATGTGGTGGGAATGTATCCCAAATATAATCGTCCTCAAAACAATGACCCCTATGACGATGTTCTGGGCTTTAAGTGGTTCCCAACGGTTTTTACTCCACCCCCGGACCCGGCTATAGTCTGGGGTTCGCCCGTTGACGCGTCGGTAGAAGAGTCAGTAACTTACGGAGATGTGTTCTTTTCTAGGAGTATCACTTATACTGATACCAACACTGGTGAGGATATTACGATGCCGGCTTATGTATTCCACAAGCTAGTTTACCATCCGGTCAGCCCCAACTCCCCATTCTCCAATTCTTCTTATACAAATTTTCGTAAATCGTGGACACTTTATTATCTCCTCCCCTCCCACCCACTCCCGCTCGACGCGATTGGCGGCTATCCCAACTTCGATCTCTCAGACTCAGACTCTTGGGTAAATTTGGGGACCACGGTTGGGGGCACACTGGTTGGGGGATCGGCCACACTCGACCAGTCACACGCTGCGTTTTATGATTTTATTGCGCTCGGAGCAGCGACAACACTCGTAGAGAGCTTCGCCGGCGCCCCAGGAACTGGTACTACTATGTCGGCCATCCTTGCGGCGAAGTCTGCAGAACTCAGCATTATGAAAGACCCCCAGTTTACGTTGGTGCTAGAACAGATACTAAATAAAGACGCCATATTTACCGTCGCTAATCTCTTCAACTTGCACCTCAGCAGAACATACTTCTCAGATGTCCGAGGCGCCTTTGATACCACCAAGAGGGCAATCTTAAACCTATTAGAAGATATTAATTCGACAGATGCCTTCCCGACGCCACGACGACCATCGGCGGTCCCGGCCCTTCAAGCAGCCCAGGCGACCGGTGGTAAGAGCAACATGGATTCGCTCATGCGCGAGATAATGCTGAAAGTCCTTAAAGAGACACCTATCGCTATTCTCAAGGGCCTCGTGGAACTGATTGACCCTCATATCGCGTTGTCTAAACTTATAAAAGATATAACAGGCCAGGCCTTCAACACTGCTGCCACTGCTATTGATACCGCCGTTGGAAGTGCGGTGCTGCCGGTACCTCCTCCTGGAATGGAAGAAGGAACTACTCTAGAGGATCTTGGAGTCACCGGCAACAGCGTACTTGGACTTGCGTTCTGCGGTTTAAATGTTCTAAACCAGCAAGCCTCTCAGGGTGTCCCGGGTCTGCCTGCCCCGTTTCCCGAAGATGGCCCCCTCATTGGGCCACTGATGACGATGGAAGGCATAGACTTTAAGGGAACCGTCGCGGGAATGTTTATGTTACCCCCTTCTCCTTTCGGCATTTTATATCTTCTTTTGTCTCTATTAGAGAATCTAGACATCCCCGTGGACGAAGATGCACCGCCCGAATTAAATATGTTAGATGGCCCGGACTCAAATTCATGTTAAAAAGATATAAAGGGGATAATTATAGAGAGGATTTTATATGTCGTCGGGATTAGGAGCTAAGCTCCCTTTAACAATTGATAGTGTATTCGGGCCTTATAATCTTTTAACGGATTATAATTCACTTGCTCAGCAAAACTTAAAAATGCTGATTTTAACAAACCCTGGTGAGCGGATGATGGATACAAGTTTCGGTGTGGGACTATTGGGATATCTGTTTGAAAATAACGGGCCAGCAACTTATGCTGAAATACAAGGGCGCATTATTTCTCAGTGCGCGCTATATCTTCCCTATATCAAAATAGAGCGCGTTGAGTTTTCAACCCCGGAAGGGTTACCGGATTTTTATCCCCATCAAATTGTAGTGAGAGTATACTTTCAGGTTGTTCCAATGCAATTATCCTCAGTATTAGAAATTGAGGTTAATAATAACGCTAACTAATTATTACTGGACTTAAACAACTATGGCAAAAAAACTTACACAGATAGATTACACCAGCCGCGACTTCGATTCAATTCGAAGTGATTTAGAGAACTTCGCCAAAAGGTATTATCCTGATACCTATAAGGATTTCAACAAGGCGTCATTTGGTTCGCTCATGTTGGATACAGTAGCTTATGTGGGAGATATTTTATCCTATTACCTAGATTACCAAACTAATGAAAGCTTTTTAGACTCCGCTCTTGAATACAACAATGTGGTTCGCTTATCCCGACAGCTCGGATACAAACAGCGAACCTCCCCTGCATCGTATGGGGTTCTTACTTTTTATATTGAAGTACCAGCGGCCCTCACTGGACTGGGCGCCGACCCTGATTTGGTTCCTGTGCTGCAGGCCGGCTCAACTTTCTCTTCAATCGGTGGAGGGTTTTACACTCTTTTAGATGATGTTAACTTCGCGGAAGAAAATAATCAAATCGTTGTGGGCTCGGTTAACTCGGTGAGCGGCGCGCCCACCACCTATGTAATTAGAGCCACCGGCCGCGCGGTTTCTGGCCGCAACGCTCGCGAACAAGTGGATGTGGGTGATTTTGAGAGGTTCTTTAAGTTCCAGTTGGGAACAGCCAACATAAGCAATGTTATACGTGTGGTGGACACAGAAGGTAATCAGTATGCTGAAGTAGACCACCTATCGCAGAATATTATGTATAGAGCTGTCCGGAACACCTCGGCTTCTAGGACAACTGTTCCTAATTTGTTGCGAGCCATCCCTGTCCCGCGTCGATATATGGTAGAAACGGTGGACGGTAACACATTCCTACAATTCGGCTACGGATCTACCTCAAATGATCTTACTAATCCGGTGCTCGATCCGACAGAGGTAGTTTTAGACCTAAACGGCCGGGACTATACCACGGACATTGATTTCGATCCTACTAAATTAATCAGCACCGACAAGTTCGGGATTGCCCCCAGTAATACACGATTAACAGTAGATTATCGATTTAATACGACGTCTGATGTAAATGCTGCTATACATTCTATTACCGGCATTGTTTCTACTAATTTTAAGTTTCAATCTCAAGGTTCGGTTTCCCGAGTGTCACGGACAAATATCCAGGCTTCTCTGGAGGTAACCAATGAAGAGCCTTTTGTAGGAAGCATTAAGTTGCCCTCTTCGGAAGAAGTCCGGCAGAGGGCCTTCAGTCATTTCGCCACTCAAAATAGGGCCGTCACAGCACAAGATTATCAAGCAATTATCTATGGGATGCCAGCCAAATATGGAAGCATTAAACGCTGTTTGGTAGCGAAAGATGTGGCAGAGTTTAAGAGGAACATAAACGTTTATGTTATGTCTGAAACCAATTCTGGCAAACTAACCAAGGCAAACGCAACACTTAAAAATAATCTTAAAAATTGGTTACTCAATTATAAAATGATCAACGACACCATTGATATTATCGATGCAACGATAGTAAATTTCGGCATCGAGTACGAAGTCCTCCTAGACCTCTCGGCGAATAAATATAATGTTATTAACCTTGCCAATAATGCAATTACACAACTTTATTCAAGAAAGCTGGATATAGGGGAAAGTATTTCTATTACCGATATCTATAAGGCACTTAACCAAGTCGATGGTGTGGTGGACGTAACAGCTATTGAGATAGGCCTAAAGAATGGGGGCATATATTCGGAGTCTAGCTATGACATGGAAACTGCCCTCAGCGCTGACGGCCGTCGAATCTTAGGAGAGAAAAATATAATTTTTGAACTTAAGTATCCTAACATTGATATTAAGGGAAGCGTTAAGTAATGTCAATTAAAAGGTACACAGCCAGCGCCGACACCACCATTACCAATGCTTTTGAAGCCGGCATGACAGCTCGCGGCACTGGATCCAATATGGGATACGCCGATTCATTGGAAGTGTTCTCCATTTATGGCCAGTTATCCGCTAGCGTCGCGGCAGCGAATGGTTCGACCACGATGGCCCCGGGCCAGAGTCAAGAACTCTCTCGCATTTTAATAAATTTTCCTATCGCCAGCATTAATAGCGATCGCACTGCGGGCCGCATTCCAGCTCTGGGTAGTGTAAGTTTTTATATGCGCATGTATAATGCGCAAACTCCCTTCACCTTGCCACAAGATTTTAACCTAGTAGTGGCCCCCGTTTCTCGTTCTTGGGTCGAAGGCGCAGGCCTGGATATGGATAACTATAAGGACTTGGGAAACGCTAACTGGATGAATGCTTCCACGGCAGGCTGGACAACAGTTGGAGGCGACTACTTTACTGGGTCAAATTATAACGTCTCTTTCGCCCAGGGGTACGAAGATATCGAGCTAGATATCACAGACCTTGTAGAAAACTGGATCGCCGACCTGAGCACTTCCGACGGACCCGGAGTTTATAATGACTATGGGGTGGGGATAAGATTTACATCGAGTCAAGAAGCTTTTTATTCGTGCTCCAACGACACGGAAGCTTTAAATGTATTCACCGGAAGTGTTCTAAACAACACTGGGGGCGCTACTCAATCCTATTACACTAAGAAATTCTTTGCGCGCTCTACCGAATACTTCTTTAAGCGCCCGGTCATCGAAGCGCGGTGGGATTCTCGCATCGAGGACGATCGCGAGAACTTTATGTATTCTAGCTCTTTTGCTCCCCTGCTTGACAACTTGAATACTCTTTATTTTTACAATTATGTGCGGGGCAAACTAACGGATCTCCCCGGAGTTGGAACAGGTGTTCTTAATGTATCTCTATATTCCAGCTCAGCCGGGATACCTGCCGGGGGCGCTATATTACTTCCAGCAGGAGGGAACGTCGCGACTGCATTGGACACCAACGCCACAGGCGGCTGGGTAAGCACGGGCATTTATTCGTGCTCGGTTTCGATAACGGCTGCAGCAACCAGGGTCCTCGGAATGCATGATGTGTGGCACTCCGAATCTGTACAGTATCACACTGGTTCGTTCTATCCTGAGTTGGCTCCGACTTATGCCGCGGCCCCAACTTTTAACCGGATTACTTCGTGTACCAATCTTAAGAAATCTTATTCAAAAAGGGATAAGGCGCGCTTCAGGTTCTTCGTTCGCTCTAAGGACTGGAGCCCCACTCTTTACACTGTTTCCACGGCTAACAATCCCACGGATTGTATTACTAGCGCTTCGTATGCAATCCATAGGGTGGTGGATAATCTTCCTGCCGTCGCTTATGGGACCGGCTCTTCGTACAGCACGTATTTATCCTTTGATAAAGACGGAAACTATTTTGATCTAGACATGGGCCTCCTGGAGCCCGATTATATGTATGAGATAAAGTTATCTTACTATAATGATAGCATAGGAGACTGGCAGGAACAGCCGCAGACGTTTAAGTTCAGAGTTGAAGAATAGGTGAATTATGAGTTTCAAGACTTTATTTGATAAAGCATCTGGTATTAAATCTCTAGCCAATAAATCAGCAGAAGAAATTGGCAATGAAATTGAATCGGTAGGCTATCACACTGCGGATATCCTCGAAGAGCAGAGGTTTATTCCCCAGGTAGACTTCACCAAGCCAGAGTCTTTCGCTCGTTTCGGATCTGCCGAAGAGTATTATGTGGAGTCGGTTGATCGGATTACGGAACAGTTTCCATATGATGGGTCACTCAAAGAACGACTAGACTGGGAGAATGACTCCACCTATATTGATCTCCACATCTACAATAATCTATATCCGCGTACGACAGGATATATCACCATGTCGATTGACCCAGCAGTCAGTAATCGTGTAGATGGATATGGTGTCCCCGATGTTGCGGAGTATATTTCTTTAAAGGGAGGACCTCACACTAATCAAGATAGTGGAATGAATCCTTATTCTACCAACTTTACTGGTTCAAATTATCTGGAGAGCAGTAAAAATAGGGAATCTAATCTTAAATATGATTTGAGCGGTAGCGGCGTATCATTAGAATTCTGGCTCAAAAAAGACAATTTTGACACCAACACAACACACAAAGAGGTTATTTTCGATTTATGGAATGGTCAGAACTCATCCTTAGCAGATTACGGTCGCCTACGCCTTGAGCTAACGGCCTCCGGCGAACTCGATGGAACGCCGGGTGCAGGCGGCCGGAATGCATTCCTCCTCACGGTCCTATCAGGCACCACCGGATTTGTAAGCTCGTCGATCACATCCCAAACTCTAACAACTTCGTCAATAGCGGATGGTAATTGGCACCACTATGCTGTGAGTCTGCTGTCAGGAGCTGCGGGCATAACTGGCAGTTTTTACGTGGATGGAGAACTAGAAAACCAATTTGTCTCTGGCACACTTCGTGTTGATATCGACGGCCCCGGCGGCGACGTTGGTGCCATTAATGAAGTAACTGGCGCCTTGTCTGCATATATCGGCGCCCTCCGAACCTCGATTTCCGGCAACGATTCTACTGCTGCCGGCTATGGTAAACTAGCCGCATCCTTAGATGAGTTTAGATATTGGAAAACGCAGCGCAGTTCTAAAGACATAGGAAGGTTCTGGTTTACTCAAGTTGGAGGTGGTACAAACACCGATACACCACCGTTTTCCGATGATAGTAATAAAGAAATGGTTAACACTCATCTGGGAGTTTACTATAAGTTTAATGAGGGGATCACTGGCTATTCATCAACTGACTCTGTAGTTCTGGACTTCTCTGGCCGGGTTACCAATGGAGCATGGACCGGATACACATCACAATCCCGAAACACAGGTTCGGCCATTATTTCATCAAGCGCCGCGGCGAAAGAATTTGAAGATCCAATTATTTATAGTTTTCATCCGCTAGTCACCACTCTCCGCGACAATTTAGAATTGTCTGGATCATCTTACGATGTAATCAATAACTCTTCTCTCTATAACAGCATTCCCGC